CGCGCAGGTCGGCCGAAAACGCAAAGTAAATGTAGGCGTTGCCGGGGCCACCACAGGAGAAGGCATTGGGTGCGAGCTGCACGCGCAGACGCAGCCGGTCGTCCGTCTCTGTCGTCACATTGCCCTGAGCATCCGTGAAGCTCATTCGCTCGACGCCGAACAGCGCCGCCAGATTGTCGAGGTCCGGGCCCAGCGCCGTGGCCAGCATGCTCGCGTTTGCCGCGTCATTGATCCTCTGACGCAACATCATCTCCCGGTAGGCGAAGGCCTCCACCAGCTTGATGGCCGGATCCGACTCCAGCAGTGCGGAAAACGACGGATCGCGCGCGACCAGGTCCTCGAGGATGGCAAGTTTGAGCGACTCGAAGTCGATCGTCTCCACAACATCCGGAGGCGCGAGCGTCGAAAGGTCGATCAGGTTGAAGCGGCTCATGAAAGTTTCAAGCCCTCAATGTGGATCACTTGCCCATCGGGCAGATACAGCGCAGTCAGATGGACGGCGATGGAACCGCTTGCCGGATCCACCGCGACCGTTACGCTCTGCACCTGAATCCGCGGCTCCCAGGTGGACAGCGCGCCCACGGTGGCTGCGGTGATGGCCATTTTGGTGCTTTCGTTCAGTGGCTGGTCGACCAGCGCGAAGAGATCCGAGCCATACTCGCGCAACATCACCCGGCTGCCCTTGGGCGTCAGCAGGATGTCGCGGATGCTTTGCTCGAGATGACGGAAGCCGGCCAGTTCGGCGCCGGTATTCGCGTTCATGCCATTCATAGCTGCGAGGGCGGAACCGCCTGCGCCATTGTCCCTGTGGCGCGCACATCCCCGGCCACCTTGAGCGTGCCGGCCAGCTTTCCGTTCAGTGTGAGATCGCCGTTGACCGTCAGCGCACCGGTAAGCGTCAGGCCATCCTGTGCGCTCACTGCGACAGCCCGTGCGGTGACTGTGGCGTGGCCCTGGATGTTGATCGTCACCGCGCCCACCGCCTGAACCGTAAATGTGTGTGCCGCGCGGTCATAGGCGATCGTCGTGCCATCGGAGTACTTCGTGACATTCTGATCCGCACTGTTCGATGGCGCCGGCTTCGCACCTGAATAGAGCGAGCCGATGATCACGCCCTGCGACAAGCTTCCACCCGGGCACAGGATCGCCACATGCTCACCGGCCTCTGGCGCCCACCAGGTGATATCTCCGCCTGCGCGCAACGTCAGCCACGGAAGCGGCGCGGTCTGCACCTCTCCCACCTGGACCGTGGCCACGGCCTTTGTGAGGTCGACCGAGACGATCAGTCCGCGATGAATCAGATTGCTCACCTGATGGTGGAGCCGCGCCGTGTCTGGATCCTGCAGATCGCCGGTCCGGGCGCCGCGCTGAATCAGAAGGTCCATGTCTTAGCCGCCCACCACTTTGACGTAATCCGCCTGATGCGCAGCACCAATGTCCGGCGCAAACCCGACGAAGACCTCCGCCGGCGCAACACCCGCTAGAGGCGGATTCGTGATGGTCTCCGTGTAATAGCTGACCGTATAGACGAGTTGCACCATCGCCACGGCATCGACGCCCCCGGGCTTGAGCGTGACGGAGCTGCGCTGCAGTAGCGATTTGGAAGCCAGGCCGCCCAAGGTCGGATCGGCATCCATAAAGGCTTCGATCTGGTAGGCCAGCTGATCGAGCTGCCGGTCGATTGGAACTCCCGACCGCGGCATCTCCATCAGGCCGGCGACCGCGAGCACCAGTTCCCGCGTCAGCCGGCCTGGACTGTCCGGATCATTTGAAACCCACGAGTCCTTCTGATCCACCGACTCGTCGGGCGTGTGGATGAAGATCGCCGGTGCCCAGTTGTCGCCGACCGGCTCGATCCGGTTTGCGAACACGTTCGCGCCGGCGAGCGTAGACGCCTTCACCAGGCCTGCGGCAACGTAGTCCCGAATCAGGGACCGGGGATGATCGACAGGCATCAGAGTTTCTTTAGCAGGAGGAGCGCGCCGCCGGTCTTTTTGAGCAGGTCGCCCTGCTTATCTAGCTGCACATCCCAGACGGCGTAGTTGATGCCTTTGACAACCACGGTGTCATCCTGCGCCGGGCCCACTGTGCCGGCAAAGTCCGCCAGCCGCACTCCCAGCACCGGGTGGACCGTCGTGATCGTGCTGCCATAGCCGTCGAGCTTGACGTTCTGATAGGCGGCGTTGAAGTAGCCGGAGAGGGCGATCGCGCTGCCACCGCCGGAGGTGTAAACGTAGGGCGTGCCGAACCCGGTATCCGGATCGAGCAGCGTTTCCAACATGTCATCGACTTGGTCTTGCCAGCTCATTGGAAAAAGTGGGAGCCGTCTTCAGATCGCCGGTGAAACGGAGGAGATGCCCTACGAGTAAGTCAGATTAGGGATTGCTTGCGGCAGAAACGCGGGATGCCGACTTCACTGCCATGTGATCCGCGAGTTCCCAGAACCGGTCTTCGGGGGCCTTCGGGTTCACTTCAACGAGTGGGGCGTGATACAGCCAGACGCGAAGGAACCATCCCGAAATGGGTAGGTTCCGATATGCGGCAGTAGCAACCTACCACTTGACAAGCGTCGGAAAAGGTAAGAGACTGGTACCACTATGGGGAGAAAGTGGGAACACTGCCCGAATCCAAAATGCAACGGCAAACGTTGGCTGTATAAAGTTACCGTTGAGAGTGGCAAAGTGTGGCTTTGCTGCTGGTATGCTCAATGCGGTTGGCGGACGGAACTAACAGGAGACGCGGCCAAGGCTTTCCTGCCCGGCGGCAAGGCGATTTCGCCTGATGGCCCGAGTGGATCGGCGCCTCGCGCGTGATACGATATAGGACCGCTATGGCCATGACCTGCTTGCATTGCCGAAAAAGCATATCCAGTGCCGCGTCAATCTGCCCCTGGTGTCATCTTGAGACAGCGACCAGCCGAGAGCAACACCGCCGAGACAATGTCAAAGTGCTAGTCGGCGGAGTTGGAATGCTTATTGGAGCATCCATTGGAAACGAAGCTGGAGGATGTTCTGGAGCGTTTATTGGAATAGTCGTCGGTGCGCTTATCGGGCCTATCCTCGCCGTGAAACTCTTTCAGTAACGCAGTGCTTTGGAGTGATAATTGACAAGTCCGTGCATCGCCTCAAAAGCGGCAAATTTCGGAACGGAATCCGGAGTGCCTAAAAGCAAGATTTTTAGTATCTTATACCTTCGCCCCGAAAACGCGGCGACCGCACACCGTTCGGCCGCCAGATCGCGTACGCACCAGTCCCCCAAGGGGAGCCTGATTTCTGCCGCGACCTGCTGCGAATTCAGTTGACTGGTTTGTCGCCAACTGGTTGATTGGCCCGAAACGCGGTTCGGGGAGATGCTGATTCCACTTGGCCGCCGCGACCTTTGATGTGCGTCCAGCGGTTTCGGTCAAAAGTGCTTGCTGGGAGTCGGTAGCCTGCCAGCCGACCCCCGTCGCGCCCAGGCCGGTCACACCGCCGGCAGCTCTCTATGCTCGCCTTTAGCTCCGCGTTGCCTTGGTGAGCAAGGCCGGGCGCAAGCACATCGGCAGGGGATTGGACTGCGTGTGCAGGTCCATGCCGCGGTTGAATTTGCGCGGTTCGAGCTTGGCGTAAATCGGCAGGCCGACCGTGTTGACAGTCTCGTTGAAGTCGGCCGGCGCGAACCAGGTGCGGAAGGTGGTCATCGTGCCCAGTGGGAAGAAGATGGCTGAGCCCTCGGGCACAAAGACGTGATCGACGCCCTCACCGTCGCTCGCGTGGCCGAGGTACTCCTCGAAGGTCACGCCAGCGTAGCGGAAGTTGCGCCGGTTGTCGGTGTCGAGCGTCTGATTGGGCAGATCGGTGTGCTGGAAGAACTGGAACGCAGTGATCACGTCCGGATGGCGGGTGAAAGCGTCGAACCAGTCCGGCGCGCACAGGCAATGCACTTCGCGCATCACCTCGCCCAATAGGTGCATTTCGGTGTAGCGTTTGACGTTGAGCACCGCACTCTTGACGTCGAACGTGTTGCTCGAGAGTTTGAAGTCCACGACGTTCTGCTCGATCCCGAACTCATCGAACAGGTCGTAGATCACCGAGTTGTCAGCATCGAGAATCTGGCCGCGCAGCGCGCCCATGCGCAGGTTTTCGAGCGTGATGTCATGCTTGCGGCGCGCCGTTTCCAGGCGATCCGCAACGACCGTCTCCAGAGCCTCGAGTTCGTTTTCCGAACCGAAGGCGCGCAGCCCCTGCGTCTCTTCCGGCAGGATCGCGTCCTCGTGCGGGATGTGCGGGATGACGAACGAGCGCACTTTGCGGCGCCCCTTAATCGCTTCCGTGCCCGGGGCGCCCACCGGCCGCGTGGGCAGCAAGTTCAAGACGCCGTTCTTCTCGTCCACGATCACGGTCCGGGTGCGGACACCCTTTTCCGTGAACAGGCCGAGCTCATTGGTTTTGCCGTACATGTTTGGGATCACGTTGATTGCGTCAGTCAGCGCAACCATCGAGAAGCCCTCGGTAGTGAACGGGTTGATCATCGCCATGATGTGTGTGTCTCCTTCCGAGTCACGGCTAAGCAGCGTTACGCGCTCTGCCGGACTTGGATTCCTTTCGCGGCGAGTTGCGCCACGGCAGCGTCCTGCTGTGCCTCGGTGATTCCCGCCGGCCAGGTGAGTCCGTGGGAGGAGAGGACCGCCTCGCGGGCAATCATCGTGGTCTTTACGGCTCCGGACGTGGCGTCGGTGTCGTACAGCAGAATGCCAGCGGCATTCTGCGTTCCGTCGGAAGCCGAAAGATTCAGCGCCTTGACTGTGGCAGGAATCCCCGGCCCGACAACAATCGAGAACTGGTCATTGACTGCAAAGTCCGGCGTACCATCCGCGATCGTGAATTTGACCTGCGTCGCGAACGCGGTGCTACCGACGGTAATCGTCCCGAGGCTGTTGCCATGAGGATCGTAGACGGTGAATGTGCCAGCGCCGGCCGCCGCGGTGGTGCACTTCACCACATACGTGCCCGGCTGCGCACCGGTCAGAATCGGCGTGGTGGCATCCATCGTCAGGATGCCTTTGCCGGTATTTGTGCCTGCGGGAACGACTGTCACCAGGTCGCCAGTCAGGGTCTGCTGGCCGAGCACTGTACCGTTGAGAATGTTTGCCTGGCCCGCGGCGAGCACGACTTCATCGCGGCTGAAGCGATGATCGCCTTGTTCCCATTTGAGCCAGTCGCCCTGATTGAACGCTTGAACTTGAACCGCCATCGGTTAGGCCCTGCCTTTCTGTGCCTGCATACGTGCGGCCATCGCTTTACACTTCTTCACGACGCCGGTTTCCCCGGGCGGCACGCGCAAGCTGGTTCCGGTGTCGGCCTGGATCGCCTGGTCAATCTCGCCCTGGTCACCTCCGGCCCGCGCGGCCATCAGCTTCTCCCGCGCCTGCTGCGGCGTCAGGCCAGCTTTGATGAACTGAGCGGTCATGCCGGGCATGCCTGCGAGAATGCAGAGGTCTGCGATCTCCGCAGCCATCGCCATGCCGGCCTGCGCAGGTGCGGGGGCATCGTCAGCCGCCGCAGGCTGCAGAGCCTCGGCTTCGGCCTTGCGACCCTTCTTGCCACCGCGCGGCTTGCCGTCCGGTTTGCCCTTGCCCTTACCGGTGCCGCCAGCGTCGCCGGTGTCATCGTCGTCGTCCGCACCATCGGCGTCGGCGTCGATCTCGTCATCCTCTTCTTCGTCGTCAGCTGCGGCGCCCTTGCCACCCTTGGCGCCCTTCGGCTCGTCGTCGATCGGCTTCTTGCCGGCTGCGGGCAATGGTGTTGCGCCCGCCACTTTTGGTCTCGTCATCGCTTCTCCCTTTGTCGAACTCGGAGCGGACGCTCCCGCTTCCGAAACCTGTGCCCTTGCGAGTTCAGCAGCGAGCTGAGCTTCGCCCATCAAACCCGTCGGTGTGCCCTGCCGGGCAATCTCCTCGACCAGCGCCGCGCAGGCGTCCTCCGTGGTCCCCATCTCATCCGCCAAGCCAGCCGCAATCGCTTGTTCGGCGAAATAGAGTCCGGCTTCAGTCTCCTCGACCGCTTTGAGCGTCATTCCGCGATTGCGCGCCACCGCCTCGGTCAACATTCCGTAGCAACGCCGACCCTCCGCTTCGAGCACTGTGCGCGCGCCGTCGCTCAGCGGCTCGTGAGGGTTGCCGTCGATCTTGCGCTCGCCGAAATAGATGTAGTCGTAGCGGAAGCCCTGTTTCTTGTCGTAACCGGACTGGTCGGCGTGGCACATCACGATGCCCACCGATCCGGCCGCGCCGGTGCGGGTGATGTAGATCTTGTCGGCTGCGCTGGCAATCGCATACGCCGCCGAGCAGGCCTGCTCACAGATCGAGGCGAAGATCGGCTTCCGGCCACGGGCCGTATAGAACTCATCGACGATGTCGAACAAACCCGCCACCTCGCCGCCCGGCGAATCGCAACACAGCAAGAGCCCGCGCACATCCGGATCCGCAAGCGCCGTGGCGAGCTCTTTGCTCAGCCATTCGTAGCTGGTCATGCCGCTCCACGGACGCAATCCGAACGACTTACGCATGAGGCTGCCGCTGACGTCGAGGAGCGCGATGCCCTCCGGAGTTACGGCATAGGGCTTGCGGTCGCTCTGCTCCTGGTCGATCGGGAGCGCGGCGTCCAGATCCCCGCCGAGGCGCGGCAGGACGACGTTGCGGACGATGATGTCGAGCTTGTCGCCTGCGATGGCGATCGGTTGGTTGAAGACCCGCAGCGCAATGCCGGTCAGGCCGCACATCCCACCGTTGTCGATGGCGCTCCCGAGCGTCACGCTGCCCTCCGGTCCAGCTCCAGGCTCACGATTTCCTCAAGCACCGCGTAGAGTCCGGCCGAAGTTGCGTGTGCCAGACGCTGCTCCGGCGTGGCACTGCGCACATCCTTTCCCTGGCCCGGACGTGCAGGGCTCTCGCCGGTAGGCATACCCGCCGAGGTGCGATCTCTCGCATTGGAGTCGTAAACCAAACCAGCTTCGTCAGCGCGCTCCTGGTCGCGGGCGTTCTCGTTGTCGATCTCCTCGACATCGAAGCCCTGCGCGCTGGCTGCAGTGTCACGGGAACCCAAACCGCCGCGGATCGCCGCGAGCGTCGCGCCGATCTCCTTGGCTGGGTCCACCCACTGCCGCACGGGTGGAACCCATTTCACGCTCGTGAATGCCAATGGGTCTTTGGCGTAGTCGGAGTAATCCAGTTCGCCCGAGATCAAAGCCGCGCGAATCCACGCATTCCAGACCGGCCGGCAGAACCGGAAGATGATGACTTGGTGCTGGAATTGCTCGCAGCGGCGCCAGAACTCGATCAGGCCCGCGCGGATGCTCGAATAGTTCACGCCGGTCAGATCGCCGGTCATCTGCTCGTAGGTAATGCCGATGCCTGCTGCGATCGAGCGCAGGTAGATGCGCATGAACTCGGGCAGCGAGTTGAACTGCGGCGGACTCGAAAACTGAATGTCCTCGTTCATCCGCAGGTACTGTGTTGTACCCGGCTCCATCACGGCCATGCCAACGCCGGACGGCAATGCAGCTACGGTGCCAGGCGTGCCAGGCACCTCGCCGAACATGCCTTGGCCGGTCATCTGCTTCACGAAGGCCACAAACATCGCCGCGACCTTCTGCTTCACCAGCTCCGCGTCTTCGAACTGGCTCAACTCGTGGATGCGCAGCAACACCGGGGCGAGCCACGGCACCCCGCGCAGTTGGCCACTACGCAGCGATTGAAAGACGTGGCACACGTTCTGGCTGGCGACGCGCAGCAACGTGCCAACATTGCCGGGCCAGAGGATCGTGTCGCCCGGGTGTTGCTTCAAGAACCAGAAACCGGCCGGTGCCTGCTCCTTATTTAGCTCGACTCCGGCGCGCACGCGGTTCCCGTTCGGGCGATCGACGTTGTACCAGGCCGGGAGCAGTTCGGATTCGAGCAGTTGGAGCTGCAACGGCACCCTCAGGCCGCTATCTTTGCGGCGGGGGCGCAAGCGCGCAAAACACTCGCCGCCCTCGATCACCTCGCGGCAGAGCAGCGTCTGCAGCCCGTAAAAGTCGCAAGCGTTGTGGGCGTCGCATTGGTCGGTCCAGCGCAGCCAGGCGCTTTGGATCTTCTGCTTGATCTTCTTGTCCGGGTGCATCGACTGCGGCTTGATGCCGGTCCCGATGGCGTTGGCCGCGAAGCTGGCGATGCCATTGCCCGCCCAAGGATCGTTGCGCGCGGTGTAGCGCGACCGGGAGCGCAACGTCTCGATGGTCTGAAGGCCGACGGTGTTGGGGCCGGCATTGCCCGGGTTCCAGCCGTACACGCGTCGCCCCCAGCCTGAGGCGTCGTAGTACGGCATGGCGGTCCCGCCAGCGCTCTCGTATGCGGCCGCCCGGACGGGCACGGAGGCCGCGGGCACACTGGGCGCGGGGCGGTGAAGGTCGGCGAATAGCTCGGCTTTGGCCATCGGGAATGGGGAAGAATCAGAACGCGGAAGGAATGCCCTGGACGGTCAGCGGAAACAGCGGCTCGTGCTCACGGCGCACTTTGGCAATGGCCTCTTTCAGCACGGGGACAGGGTCGTTCTTGCCGGCGATTTGCCGGGCGAAGTGCATCACCGCGCCGTGCATTGCGTTCATCTGGGCCACACTCGTCTCAATCTGCGACAGATCGACATCCGACAGGGGCGCTTCGACGCCCTGTACGAAGGCCCACAGCGCAAAATCGCGTAGACACAGCCAGCTCACCAGCAGCGACTCGAGCGCAACCTGCGGCGTGATCTGTGCCGTGCTTTCGCGTACGGTATCTGCCTGTTTCATTTCCGGCCGCTTCTCTGTTTGTTTCACTGCCATCGTCAGACTCCTTTTTCCGTGTTGATCCGCACCTGACGGATCGGCGGTGTTTGTGCTGCCAGTGCTGCCTGGATCTCGGCACGGATGCGCAGCAGTTCTGACAACGAGCGCTTGCGCACCCGGTTGTCGCCGTACTGCTGCTCCACGGCGCCGCTGCCGATCTCCTTCTCGATCCGGTCGAGATCCTGCTGGGTGTAGGCCATCGCTTAGCTCATCCAACTCGGCCGCGCCACGCGGCTCTCTTCCGTCTGGCCTGGTATTCCCGCCGGGACAACAACTGGCGCGGCGGAATCCTGGCGCTGCTGATCGAGCGCCGCCCAAGCTGCCTCGCTCAGCCGCAAGCCGCCGCACAACTCGTACATCGCCCGGTTGCCCACTGCCGTATCGAGCGGCTCATTGCGGCCATTCACGTGCCACTCGATCGCGCCCGACTCTGTCACGACGCGGGTCTCCGCGGTCAACCCCTGGAAATACGACTCGTCGTAGGCTCCCGGGTGGTGCGAATAGCCTTGCGGGAACGGTTGCTCGTCGAGTGGCTTGTCCTTGCCCAGCGAGTCATAGACGATCTGCTTCACGCAGTGCGTCCCGATGGTCACAATCCGCAAGCCGCCGCGAACCTTCGCCGCATCGATCGACGAGATACTCTCAATGGTCTTGAACGGGTTATGTCCGCCCTTGGTCGGCACCACCGTCCGGAAGGAAGGCACGAGCGCGCCGGCCGGACCGTAGGCGGGTTGCGCCCACTGGCGGCAGAACGAGTAGACCGTGTCCGCCATGTAGCCCGAGTCCACACCGCAGGCCCAGATCGGCAACGTGCCGCCATCGACGTGCTGCCAATCGGCCATGATCAGTTCCGCCAGGCGCTCCCACGGCTCCGGGTCGGCCGGCGTGCAGCGCACCGGGCGCCCACCCGGGCCCGGCCGTTCCGGCGCGATCACTTCATACCAGATCGACCAGTTCTCGCCCTTCTGGCCCCATGCCTTGACCTCGACCTCAAGCCGTGGCGGGTTTTCCTGCACGTCTACGAAAGCCGTCAGGAAGTAAGCCCCGCGCGGCACCTTGCTGTACGGGTAATCCTCCCGCCGGTCGTAGAGCCGCTTCCAACTCGGCGCGGTGCCCTGCACGGTCCAGACTTCCGCGAGGCTCGTGTTGACGAACACCTTCAGGCGCTCCGGATTGTCCTTCGCTTTCAGGAAGTCCGCGACCAGCTCGCGCAGCGTCTTGAATGGGGAGTAAAGCTCGCTGATCCAGAAGCCAGCCGCGCCATTAAACGGTTGATCGGCGCGCCACTCGCCGCGCTCCACCGCCGCCCAGCGCTGGACGTCGTTCCACAGCGCTCCGCAGTGCTCGCAGGCGTAGGCCGCCGTTTCGGCGCGCTTCTTGATGTCATCGCCCTTCTTCTCAAAGCGGACATTGCGCCAAGCAAGAATCTGCGGCTTGCCACACTTGGGGCAGGGCACCCAGAACTTCCGTTGGTCGGTCTCCGCGTAGGCCGCCGTGATCTGCGACTCGCCCGCGATGGTCGGAGAGCAGGTTTGAATGCGCTTGCGACGGCTGCGGTAGGTCGCGGTGCGCTTGTTGGCGACATCGATCGGATTGCCCTCAGCACCCGACGACAGCGGGTACTTGTCGACCTCGTCGCAGAACAGATAGCGGATGGCGTAGGACGCGAGGTTGCCCGGCGAGCCCGCCGCCGTCAGGATCAGCGGACCGCCTGGGAAATCCTTCGTGTCGATCGTGGTCGCCGAATTGCGCGCCTTGGGATCCGAGACCAGCCCGCGCAAGGCCGGCATCTCGCGCAGCATCGGCGCCAGCCGGAACTTCGAAAACTTGCTGACATCGGAATCGCGCGGCTGGACCACCATGATCGGATCCGGATCGCGCGCGATCACATAGGCGATTCCGACCAGGATGACCATCGTTTTGAGCATCTGCGTGGCCGCTATAATCACGATCTCGTTGACAAATGGGTCGCCAATCGCATTGATTGGCTCCACCTGATACGCGTTTGGGACGAAGCGGCCCTTCTTCGCGCCGGTGGTCACGATGAAGTTGTCGCGGGCCCACTCGCACACCGTCTGGCGGGGCGGCGGCGCCCAGAGCTTGGACACCTCGGCAATCGCATCCTCGACCGTCATCCTTCGGGCTTGTACCTGGCGAGTTCGTTCAACACTTCGTGGACCTTGTCCTCGACGATCTTCTTGCAGCGGATCGGATCGTTCTCAAAGGCGAGTTCCTCCGCTACCTCATCGCCCATCTGCAGCAGTCGCGATTTCGCGTTGAGCACGAGGGCGGCCCACGAAGCCCGCACCTCGGTGGCCTGGACCAGCGCGCCTTCCTTCTCGCGCAGCGCCACCTGGCGCAGCTTGAGCCGGACGACCATGTCGCGCAACTCAAGGTCGAACTTCGTGAGCCCACCCAGTTTCGTGGGTGTCGCCGCGCCGGCAAAGTCCTCCTCTGCTACGCGGTGTGCCGCCGGAGCGGGCATCGGCCGGCGAACCGCTTGCTTCGGGACAGCCCGGTCCGCCACTGAGCCCACGCGCCGGGCGCGCTGCAACGGATCGGCGTTGCGCGCCCAATCGAGCCGGATCTGCTCGAGCGGCTTGCTGGGGTCGATGCGGCCGTTTTTGACCGCCCGGTTGACGATCGTGTGGCTGACGCCAAGCGCTGCGGCGATTGCGCGATTACTGAGAGCCATAAACCCATCGGGGATCTGGAAACTTCGACGGAACCTGCAATCCGCATAACGCCATTCGTTTCAAAGGCATAGGACTGGTGGAAACGGAGGCGGAAACTCCGGTTTCCACCCTGTCGCTGGGCCAGAGCTGCCGCCGTCGGCACCGGCAAGGTTTCTATCGATTCCCAGGTCCCAAAGCCTCTGGTTACAAAGGACTTGGCGGTATCGCCTAACTTTTGCAGTGTGTCAATCGCGCCACCTTTTACCATGCCTTCGCTTCGCTTGGGGCAGCCACAGTCACCGGGCCGTCGCCATCGCTTGCTCTGCAGCTTCGCGGAACGCCGCGGAAAAGCCCTGGCTAACGGTGTGTTCCACCGTCTCGCGCATGCCGAAGGTCGGCTTCACGTTGACGGACTTCTCGAGCAGCATCACCACGCTGAAGCCTGGGCCGCCGAGCCGCGTCCCGTCGTGGCCGCGCGCATCCTCGGCGCCCGTCTGAAACCGATGCCCGAGAAACCACTCTCCCGTGCTTCGAAACTGATTGATGAAGTAGCCACTGCCGGGCTGCGCGAGCAATCCGGCAACTGACGGTGGGAAGCGCACGCCATCGATAGCAGCGGCCCTGATCCTTTCCCACGCGCTCGCATCGGGCGCCGTCTTCTGGCCGCCCTCTTCCTGGTAGGCCATGAACCAGTCGGCATCGTAGACCGTCGCCGTCGGGTCGCTCTTTGTGGCGGCCGCCACGCGCACGCCCTGGCGCAGGAAAGCGAGCGAACCGCTGCGGTCGCGGTACTTGTCCTTCAGGCTGTCACGGACGCTGTCGCGCGCGGCTTTGGCGGCACGATTCAGCGCCAGGCTCGCAGCGAACGGAATCTGCTCCGTCCGGACGAAATCGAGCGCGCGGACCGCCGCGTCAACGTCGGCCTCGATCTTGAATTCAAGCATCGGAATCGTCTTGCTATTCGCCGGCGACGAAGTGATTCATGTCTTCGATGGCACGCACCAAACCAACCCAAACCAGCGCCGCCGCTTGCTACGCCGAGCGCTTTGCCGAGACGCAAGACCTGCTGCAACGCATCGCGCGGCAACTCGCCGCCCACCGCAACGAACAGGCCGCCGAGCCCGCCGATTGGGGCTTTACTGGCGACCTCGGCCACGTCAACGAGGAACTGGCCTACGTGCTGGCGAGCCTCGGCGACCGCAGCGCGGTGGCGGCCAAGAGCCTGGACTGCTAGCGCGCCACGAACTCACTCAGGAGACTCAGAATGACCACTTTTACGATTGACTCGGACAACATCATCACGGCCTTTGCCACACTCGAAGAAGCCCGCGCCAATGGCGCGAACGACGCGATCTTCACGAGCGAGAAAGAACTCGGCAAGCTCAGCGCGCTTTGGCCGATCAGCCGCTACGCCGAGCTTTGGAACAACTTCGCCGGTGTCGTACCCTTTGCCGAGCTCAAGCCGGTGAAGAAGTTTGCGAACCGTACCGCGGCGGTCGCACGCATCTGGAAGGCCATCCAGGTGCTCACGCCCGCACCGGCCAAGCAGGCCGAAGCAACCGCGCCGAAGCCCACCAAACGGGGCCAGGGCGGGAAGGAAGCCGCCGCGCCGCGGACGCCGCGCGAGGGCTGCAAGAAGGCCATCGTCCTCGACATGCTCAAGCGCGCCGGGGGCGCGACACTCCAGGAGATCATGGCCGCGACCGTCTGGCAGGCCCACAGCGTGCGCGGCTTCCTCTCCGGCAGCCTTGGCAAGAAGATGGGCCTGGCCATCGAGAGCACCAAACGCGATGACGGCCAGCGGGTCTACCACGTAGCCTGACACGCAACCGGATCTTCATCGCCGCCAGCCTCAATGACTGGCGGCATCTCTGTTCCGAACGAGCTCCGCGGCGAGCGAATCAATCCGCTGCTGGGTGTTCGCCTCGCGCAATTCACACTCGCGCCGCCGGATGTACGTGCCGTTGATTTTGGCGATCAGCCGATTTTCGAGATCTGCCATCTCCTTACGCACCTCGGCGAGTAACGCACGATTCTCGAGTCCCACGTAGGTGCCGATCAGCCCCGAGACGAGCCCTGAGGCGGCGATCGCAAGTCCGATAACGTCGTTTTCCACGGCAGTCGTTCGAGGATCCTCAATTCTGCGGACCAGTCCGCAATGGCCAGGCACAGGCCCTGCACTTCAGGGTTGCCTGCGCGCAACTCGGCTTCAAACTGCGCCAACTCACGGTGGCAGCGCTCGATTCAGGCGGCCGTACCCAGTCGCTCGGCAGCCAGCTCTTTGAACGGTCGGCCGTCGGCTTCGAGCGTGGCCAATTCGCCGGTGTGCTCTTCCCAGCGCCGCACGATCACATCGCAGTAGCGCGGCTCAAGCTCGATCAGACGTGCTTGCCGGCCAGTGCGCTGGCAGGCAATCAGCGTCGAGCCCGAGCCGCCGAAAGGATCGAGCACCGTGTCGCGCGTCTTCGACGAGTTGTGGAGCGCCCGCTCGATCAACTCCACGGGCTTCATCGTCGGATGAAGATCGTTCTTCACCGGCTTCTTGATGAACCACACGTCGCCTTGATCCCGCGCACCGCACCAGAAATGATCCGTGCCCTCCTTCCAGCCGTAGAGCATCGGCTCATACTGCCGTTGGTAATCGGCATGGCCCATCGTAAAGGTGTTCTTGGCCCAAATCACGAAGGTCGACCAGTGGCCGCCCGATTCCGTGAACGCGCGGTAAAGGGTGTGCAACTCGGAGGACGACATGCAGATGTAGATGGCGCCCTTGGTGACCGCCAGCATCGCCGAGCAGGCATCGCGCAGGAAGGGCGCGAAGTCCTTGCCCAGATTGTCGTTCGCAATCTTGCGGTGCGCGGTGCCCCGAAGCTTGTCTTTCATCGTCGCGCCGTAATTGACGTTGTACGGCAAGTCGGTAAAGACCATGTCGGCCAGGCCGCCATCAAGGACTTTCTCGATCGCCTCAATCTGCGTCGAATCGCCGCAAAGCAGCCGGTGTGCGCCCAACAACCAGACATCGCCGGCGACGGTGACTGCCGTCTCAGGCGCTTCCGGTGCTGCATCAGCATCGGTGTTGCCTTCGGCCACTTGCTCCGTATCAGCCAAGATGGCGTCCAACTCGTCCGCCGAGAATCCGAGCAGATCGAGATCGAAGTCCTCGGTCTTTAGGTCTTCAATCTCGACGCGCAGCATGGCTTCGTCCCAGCCGGCCCCCTCGGCCAGCCGGTTGTCCGCAATCACCAGAGCGCGCCGCTGCGCCTCTGACAGATGCGCCAAAACAATGACGGGCACCTCGGTCAGCTTGAGTTTCCGCGCGGCCAGCAGTCGGGCGTGACCGGCGATGATGATCCCGTTCGGGCCGACCAGGATCGGGTTCACAAAGCCAAACTCCGCAATGGACGCCGCCACCTGGGCGACTTGTTCGTCCGAATGCGTCCGGCTGTTCCGGGCGAAGGGAATCAGACGATCGATCGGCCATTGCTCGACTTGAAGATTCATCGGTTCCTTGGTCGCTGCGTTGATACGGAACGCTGCGCGAATCACGCAACTGCGGATTGATTCGCTTACTCGAACTGGATGCCGCGGTGTGCAGCGACCTCGGCCATGGTCTGGCCCGTTGCCGCCAGCACTGGCTCGACGCCGGCGAGTTCCACCATGCGGCGGAGAATCACGTCGCAATAAGCCGGCGAAATCTCGCAACCGAATCCGGTACGGCCGAGGACATGCGCCGCGGCCATTGTTGTGCCGCTACCCGTGAACGGGTCGAATATGGCGTCGCCGGGGTCGGAGAACGCCTTCACGAAGAACTCGACCAGCGCCCGGGGGAAGGGCGCCGAGTGGGAACCCTGGGTGGATTCGGTCTTGCACTCGATCACGTTCGAAGGTCGGGCGATGCCGCAGTGCCGGCCGTCTTCATCTGCGGAACCGGGCTCCCCGGCCGCAGCGCCACGCGCCCCCGTTCCCAGCAGCCCACTGCCGGAAGCGGATTTAGGATTGTCGGGCGAGTAGTCAAAACAATCCTCTGAAGCATGGCCCACCGCCTGCGGCCGGAATTTGATGGCCGCTTGGCGGCACAGGTGGAAGACCGGCTCATGCGCGTTCTTGAAGCGATTAGGCCACCCTCCCGGAACGCCATTGTCGGTCTTGCGCCAAAGCAGATCGTCCACGAACCGCCAGCCCCACTGCCGCTTGTGTGCGATGACCAAATCCATCACGTACAGGCTGCGTTCGCCGTCCTCAGCGTGCGCCTTGATGTTCACAAACCATGAACCGTCCGCGGCGAGTACCGCCGCGACGTTGTTTGCCACGGCCCGGAACCAATCCACGTATTCGTCTGGCGGGATCGGTTTGAATCCGCTCGAAGGATCGTACTGCCGCTGAGAGGCATAGGGCGGGGAAGTGATGGCCACGTTGACTGACGCACCGTTGAGCACGGCCTTCACGACAGCCAGTTCCCGGCAGTCTCCACAGATCAGCCGGTGTCGACCGATCGCCCAGATGTCACCGGCGCGGGTGACCGGGTCGGCGGGCGTCTCTGGGACCACGTCGGCAGTTGGCTCTGCAGTGGTGGCCCGCGCTTCGTCCGCCGTCTCGTCCAGCAACGTGCGGATCTCTTCGTCACTGAAGCCCACCAGGTCCATGTCGAAGCCCGTTGCTTCGATGGCCTGCAGTTCCTGGCTGAGAATCTCTTCGTCCCAGCCAGCATTGAGCGCAAGTTTGTTATCGGCAATCACCAGTGCACGCCGCTGCGATTCGGACAAATGGCCGAGCACGATCACCGGCACTTCCGCCATGCCGAGCTTGCGCGCGGCCAGCACCCGGGCATGTCCGGCGATGATCACGCCGTCGCCGCCAATCAGGACGGGGCAAGTCCACCCGAACTCCATGATCGACGCCGCGACCTGTGCCACCTGGGCCTCGGAATGCGTGCGCGAATTGCGGGCGTATGGCAGCAACGCTTCGATTGGCCGAAGCTCAATCTCGCTTGGAATGTGCACTGGCGTCATTGCTTGCGGAGCGTTGCCACGGATGGGGCCGGCCTGAGTTGCGCGACGTTGGCCCGTGTGGCGTCGGTGCTCCCGACTTTGGCCCGTGGCTTGCTGGCGCCAGCAACGACCACACACTGGCGAATGAACGCGCCGCGCATCCAGGCCACGTGCCGGGCACCCACTTGGCCTTTCACCCGGCCATGCAATCGGTCACCACCTGGAGAAACACATTGCGCGCGGAGAAGCTCACACCGTCTTCGTCACGGCCATCGAGTTTGCGCAGCTTCCAGCAGCGCCCGTGCTCCAGCTTCTGGATGTGGCTGTAGTGGGTGCCGCCCTTTGCGCGCGTTGCGATGGGATTGCCGCCATCCGGACTCTGCAGCCAGATGGCTTTCAGGTGTCCTTTTCTGCCCCAAGCCGGCTTCACGTAGCCGCCCGCAATGAGTCGCTTGGCCGCATCGAGCGTGCGCAAACCGAGCGAGGCGCCGTCAGGCGCATAGTACGGAATCAACCGTTCAGTTTTCATCGGGGGACACACTTCGGATGTAGGGAGGAAGGGAAGGAGTTTTACGAGAGTCCCGTCTCTCGAATCACGCTGCGGGGAGGACTTTCGGAGGGGGCGCTTGGCGCTTGCCTGACGAACCGGCCTTCAATGATATATACGCTCGCGAGCGGGGTGAGCGTACATCGCGGCGATCACTTTTCTGGTCGCCGTCGAAAGAGCACTGGATCCGCGTAAGAGGCACTTGTATGAGCGGCATTCCTGTCAGGGCTGCCCGTTCAGTCTGCGTGAATATCAACGGTGATAGACTTTCGCATCAGAAAGGAGGTGAGACCTTTGCCGAAGAATCCCAAGCAGACATCACCGCGCGTGGCCTCGAAGGCGGGCAAGCAACTCGGTGCGAAGAGCTCAACGAAAGCGGAGAAGAGCGTAGCTGCATCCGCCGTGTCTCAAGCACGGCTCAAAAAGAAGAAATAGCTCGCCAGGAGGCAATGATGGATTCTCGCTATTGCTCTCGATCAATGGGATGGCGGGAATCCATCAAGAAAAACCTCACTCGTGATGCCCTGATCTTCCGTCGCTGACGTTGCTCCGGCAATTGATCTCGGTTATCCTCTCTGCGTCTGTATTCTGCGAATCCAGGGTTGCTCAACTGCCATGTTGTAAAAACGCGTGTGGACCTCGCGCGGTGGCTGTCCAATGATCTCGATCGACTGCCGAGTGACTTCGCCGATGCGGTCGCCGGTATTCAAATACGAAACGAGCCCCCGGTTCTCGCTGAGTGGCTTGGCCGTCGCATAGAGTCGCTCATGCTTCCAGCCCAGGCCAATCGCTTGCTCACAAATGGCATCGACCATCGCGAGCGCCTCAGCGTCTGCGCCAACTTTACCGGCCGCTGATGGCGCATCGTGGCTGCCCCATGGCTCGGCTACCGGTGGCTGGTAATCCCTCGCGTCCAGGGCGCCTAGCGCTTCTTGCAAGGTCGCTTGTCCGAAGTGAGTTATCGCCCACTCGTGAATCCAGTTGAAGCTGTCCCGAGTTGCGTCGAACGCTTCCTGGGAAAGTTGCCCGGCGAGGACAGCCAGTTTCGCCATGTTCATCTTGTTGCGCAACCAGGCGTAGAACTCTGGCTCCAGCCGCCGGTATGCCGTGTCGTTGATCTGGACATCGCGAGCGAAAACCTCCGGCTGGTCCGTTTTCCAGAAGCTCAGCGCGGTGGAGACGAATAGGGCAGCCGAATGCGGCGGACGATGAGGTGCCGGTTCCAGGTTGGTTCCAGTCTTTGCTCTAGTCGCGAGTGAGACTGGTACCACGCAATCGATTGAGCAGGAAGGAGTTCCTCGTTTTGGTTCCAGTGGTTCACGGGTTCCAGTCGTTCCGGAAACATTTCTAGAACAATAAAGCGTGTGTGTAGGTACTCCCATGATGTGTTGTTGATTTCCTTCTCTATGCGCCCACACGGAAATAGACTGGAACCACTGGAACCACCCAACAAAACAAACGACTTAAACTGGAACCAGAGACTGGAACCAGACTGGAA